AAGATGATTGGTAACACTACCCAACTTACCTTCATCACTGATCCTTCTTTCTCTGAAGTTGATGGCCCTTGTGACTCCTTGGCTCCTCGTCAAGTTTGTGCTCCTCGTAATGCCCTCCCTGAAACCACTTTGTATGTCCCTCTTCAATTCTGGTTCTGTACCAACCCTGGTTTGGCCTTGCCTTTGATTGCTTTGCAATATCACGAAGTTAAAATTAATTTGGATATCAGACCCATTGATGAATGCTTGTGGGCTGTTACTACTTTGTCCTGCAACTCCGGTGCTGCTTCTGCTCAACCCGTTGTCAATGGTCAAGCTTCTGCTGCTTACAAGGCTAACCAATATGCCCCTGGTCGCCCTGTTCCTGCTGCTATTGCCTACAACCAATCCTTGGTTGCTGCCTCTTTGTATGTCGACTATGTCTTCTTGGATACTGACGAAAGACGTAGATTTGCCCAAAATCCTCATGAATATTTGATCACTCAACTCCAATTCACTGGTGATGAATCTGTTGGTTCTTCCAGTAACAAGATCAAGCTCAACTTCAATCACCCTGTTAAGGAATTGGTCTGGGTTGTTCAACCTGATCAAAACGTTGATTACTGCTCATCTTTGGTTTGCGATGCTCTCTTGTTCAAGGTCTTGGGTGCCCAACCCTTCAACTACACTGATGCTATTGATGCTCTTCCCAATGCTATCCATGCTTTCGGAGGTCCTCAATCCGTCGCTGCTGACTCTCGCTCTTACATTGATGCTCGTGGTTTATTCCAAGACGCTGGTGCTCTTGATGCCTACATTCCTGATGGATTCACTGGCTACTGGCACGGACCCCAAAACCCCTACAATGAAGCCAACTTGGGAGGTGCTAATGTTCCTATGAATGCTGCTGCCGCTGCTGCTTCTGGTCTTCCTGCTTCTGTCCTTGCTCAACTTCAAGATTTGGCTGCCAATGGACACAATGATAACTCCACTGTCTCTGATGCTGGTACCTTCGTTTTGACTGAAACCTCTTTGGATATGCACTGCTGGGGCCAAAACCCAGTTGTCACTGCTAAGCTCCAATTGAACGGCCAAGATCGCTTCTCTGAACGTGAAGGCTCTTACTTCTCTTGGGTTCAACCTTACCAAGCTCACACCAGAAACCCTGATGAAGGTATCAATGTATATAGTTTTGCCTTGAGACCTGAAGAACACCAACCTTCAGGCACGTGCAATTTCTCTCGTATTGATAACGCCACATTGCAATTGGTCTTGTCCAATGCCACAGTTGAAGGCACCAAGACTGCTAAGGTCCGTGTATATGCTACTAACTACAATGTATTGAGAATTATGTCTGGCATTAATAAAGCCTGTGCCAAACAGTTGGCTGCCATATTAGATATTTGCTTCCTAATATGGATAAACAGTGTAAAGCAAATATACATTCAAAAACAGAATAAGAATGTATTATATAACCAGCTAGTCTTTGCTTGACTATTAAATCAAGTAAAGGCAACATTTCTAAATTGCGGGAACATCCTTAAAGCTTTTTCTACTACTTTATTGTTTGAAAATACAATAAATACCCAGGATAATGACCTCGGGCATAGTAATAACGAAAAAGATTGGACAATCTGCAGCCAAGCTCCTAAGTGCGTTAAAGCAAGCATATGGAGAAGGTTCAGAGACTATAATGGAATGGGTCTGAGAAAGTTAGCAACTTTCTGTGATGACTTAAGGAATAGTCCAAGCTCAAATAGAAATATTTGGGTTGCTATAAGCCTAACTCGGGGCGGGTTAGCCTATAGTAATTAATTTAACTGAAATGTTATATTTCAATTAGAAATAACTTAAAGATAATTTCATAACTTATAATATAAATTATGAACTATAAACTTTCATATGATTTTAATCCACAATTAAATTGTGGAATAATTAACTTTAATGATAAACAAGTATTAATTGATTTTTCTGATTTATTTTTAATAATAAATTTTGATAAAAACTTTATTTATTATAATCCAGAAGAAAAATTATACCCATATTATTTGCGTCATAATCAAAAAATTTCTTATTTAGAATTTATATTTAAATATGATAATAAAAATATAATATATAAGTTTAAAAATAATAATTCTTTTGACTTAAGAAGACAAAATGTAGAAATTTACCATAATTATCATGATAATATATCATCAAAATATGATATTATTGAATATAAATTAGGTCACTATTTAGAAACAGGAAAAGATGCATATGTTATGAAAAATCCTATGTGGAAAATAAAAGAAAATAATAATGAATATTGGTTGATGTACTGTGAAAATAATACTATTATTAAATTATGTTCAAAAGGTTATCAAAAAATATTAGATTATGAATTATTAAATAATAAAAAATTAACATTTCATAAATGCAATAATGGTTATATTCAAACTCATATTGATACAAATAAATTATTATATATACATCAAATTATTACAGGTTGTTATGGAAATGGTAAAGGAACGAAAAATATTAGTGTAGACCATATTGATAGAGACCCATTAAATAATACTTGGGAAAATTTAAGAATTGCTACTCGTGAAGAACAGGAACAAAATAGTAAAGGAATAATAAATGGTACTAAACGTGCAAGAAAAATAAATGCAAAATCATTACCTTACGGAATCAATCAAGATATGCTAAGAAAATATGTAGTTTTTTATGAAGATTACGCTGATAAAGAAAAAAAAAGATTAAGACAATACTTTAAAATTGAAAAACATCCAAAATTAAATAAGATATTTATAGGCTGTAAATCAACTAATATTTCAATTTTAGAAAAATTGAATCAAATTAATGAAATTGTAGATAATTTAGAAAAAGATATATATCCTAAGAAATCAACTTAAAGACAAGAGTATATGCTACAATATACACAGATGATAGAACAAGATAATGAAAAGCATATTAATAGATTTAAAAACGATCCTCCGCACCCATCTTATATTTCAGGGTTTATAGATGGAGATGGCTGTATTTTCATTAGAAAAATAAAAGATGGTTACCAGTCAGGAATTACAATAACTCAAAGTAGAACAAATATATTGCAAATAGTTCGATATCATTTTGGAGGAAGCATCACAACATCAATCAATAGAAATAATAAAATAACTAACATAATTAATGAAAATAATTATTATCATAAACATAATATTAGAAATCAATATAATTTAATAATTAGAAGCAATGAATATTTACTTTTATTAGACTATATTAAAAATAGCATTGTAATAAAAAATGGACAAATTAAATGTTTAAACAATTTTTATAAATTAATTAATGTACAAAATAAAAATGAAGAAAAAGAAGAATTATATACACAATGTAATGAATATAATAAAAAAACAATATCTAATATTATTAAATTTGAAAATATTAATATAGAATATGTAGCAGGATTATTTGATGCCGAAGGTTGTTTTTATATCTGTTCAACAAAATTTTCAAAATCATATATTTCAATCACTCAAAAAAATAATCCGTCTGTTTTAGTACATATTTCTAAATTATTAGGTTTTGGAAATATTGATTGTGAAAAAAAATTTAAAATATATAAACACGAAGATTGTTTAAAATTTATTCGATTAATTAAAAATTATTTAATAGTTAAGTATAATCAGGCTGAAGCATTTGAAGAATTTTTAATGACAAATGATTTATTTATTAAAACTAAAATGTATGAAATTTGCAATAAAGAAAAACACGAAATTGAATTATTTAATAAAATAAATCAAAATGAAGATGGTAAACAAGGTTATATTGAAAAAATAAGATTATTTGAATTAAAACAAAAAATATGTAAAGAAATGCTTAATAAACAAGCCAATAAAGAAAAATCAGAAAAAATGAAAGGACAAGAAAATCATAACTTTGGAAAAAAATTTTCTGAAGAAACAAAGAAAAAGATGTCTAAATCTATTCGTGAAGCAAAATGTGGAGTAAGTGATGAACTTATTTTAAATGTTAGAAAATTAATTGAAGAAGGATATAAAAATACTGATATACAAGAAAAATTTAATTTACCTAGACATACAGTAACTAGAATTAAAAATGGAAAAATAGTTTGTAGCAATGAAGAAAAATATGAAAAATGTTTTTTAACACAAATAGAAAATAATTTGTCAAAAAGAAAAATAAAAACTCATGAAATAATTATTGTTATTGAAAAATTAGTTGAAAAATGGAAACCTATGTGTATTTTAGATTATTTAATAGAACAAAGAACCCTTAATAATATTCCAAATAATCTTACTATTGATATTATAAAAAACATTAAACGTAATTTAAATAATAATAAACCAGTTATTTATGAAAGTGAATTATCAAGAGAAAATTATGAATATTATTTAAAAATTATTAATGAATTTAATATTAATAAATAAATATTTAAAATTATATTTATTATTTATAAAAATGGATAATAAATATAAAGAAAAATTTATACAAATGAAAAAAGAAAGAAGACATAAAAAAAGAACTGATAAACGCGGTGTTACTGGAGAAGAAGTTATTTTTATTTTTGAAAAAGTATTAGAAGGTTGGAAAACAATAAGAATTTATAATACAATAATTCAAAATAATCCAAATTCATTTATAGATAAGAAAAAAACTGAGACTATTTCTACTGGAAATTGCAAAGTAAATTCATCTGAGTTATCTATTGAAAGATTTGAATATTATCAGTGTTTAAGAGAGAAAGTATATAAATATCATAGTTCTTTTTCTAAAATTATAATTTAATTTAAAATAATTTATTTCTAGCAACAATAGAATTTAAAACTTCAGCATAAGACCAAGTTAAATCAAAAGCCGATATTTGAGTTCCATAATTTTTATCAATTTGTTCATACATATGAAAATTATAAGGCTCAATATAATGCTTTAGTCTTAATAATAATCCATCACCTTGTAATCTAAAAAAATCAGACATATTTCTAGGAATATATTTTACATTAAAAACTTTTTCCCACATATATATAGTATTTTGGTTTATATATTTTCCTTGTTTTAATTCATAAGAAATACGATATAATAAAGTAGATAATGCAGCAGTAGTAATTATCCAAGGATTTCCTCCTGCATATACATCTCCAGGATAACGTCCATATAAAATTCCAAAAAAATCCATATCACTAAAATTAATAGAATATTCAGAACTAAATGCTAAATTGTAATAATAAACTGTAGATGCAACTTCATAAGATAATGGATTTAAAAAATTATCTTTTTCATCATAACCATTATTCAATCCTATAATAACTGCACCGTCAATTGGTCTATTTGTTGATTCATAATAGTAATATCCATTCCAATGTAAATTATAAATACTTTCCTTAATTTGATTTGAGACATATAACCAATTATCAGCATCCGATTTATATCCATATTTATTTGCCAAATTAGATCCTAGACTAAGAGCTTTTGCCATAGTAACTTTATTCCAAAAAAAATCATTACTAACTATTTCTTCCCATAAATCACAAGTTTCTGAGTTATAACCATATAAAATATAATCTAAATTATACTTAATTGTTGGCCATATTATATCTATATTTAAACCAGAATTAATTAATGCAATAGCTTGTAAACCTGGACCATCATTTTGAGGTCTACACCAAGGACCATTATAAGCATAACCAGAAGGAATCTCATATTTAGGCTCAATTCTAATATCAATATTATTTGGATCTTGTCTACTCTGAATAAATTGTACCCATTTTAAATAATTTTCAAAATATATCTTAGAAAATGTTTCATTTGTAAATAAGTGTAATGTATTCATAGTAAGAGCTCCATCTCTAGCCCAGTGATAAAAATATGAACCACCTGGAGTATTTAAATCTGGAGATGCTGTTACTGCTCCTGTTGATTGGATATTAATATTTTTTAAAAAATATTCAAAAAAAGTGTTTATTTCATTATCAGTAAAAGGAGCAACAATATTGTCTTCATAATAAGGATTATAATAATTTGAATAATCTATCTGAACTGGATAAGTACAAAAAGCACTCTTATCATTGGTTGGTTGCCAACAACATTGTTTCATAATGCATTCATTTTGTGTTATTCCTATATATCCACAATCACTACGTCCAATTGAAGATGACTTATCTGGACAAATTAATGAACTTGATACATTAACTATAAAACTAATTAAAAAAAGAAATGTAATAAACATTTATTTATATTTTAGTTAGATAATATAAATAAATATCTTTATATCAATACCTAAATTATAATAATAAGTTTTATTATTTATTAATAATTTTTCGTGTAATGCGTCTCCTTTTCGGTTTGTTAGTTCTTGTACCACCAAAAATTAATCCATAATAAGCAAGTGTACCTAAAGCAGAACCAACTGCAGCCATAGTTGCTCCAACTCCAACTGCCTCAGGATTTTTCAATGTAACTTCTTTTGCCTTATTAGCATATTCTTTTGCCTTATTTACAACATTTTCATAACGACTACTACTTGCATCAATAGTAGATAATTGTTGCTGTTGTCCCATATTAATATTCTGAGGATTTGAACACATTTGATTGTTTGCCAAAGGTACTAAATTAGAATCTGGTTGTATACAATTTAAAAAGGAATATGCTCCAGTATCTTGACTACAACCTAATATATTTGTTAGACTTGACTTATCAATTATCCAACGAAATGTCTCAATTTGCTTGTATTTATTGTTAGTTATATCAAAGTTTTCTTCTAAAAACATAATTGCTAATGGCTGTGAATAAGTAGAACCATTTCCTATAGTCAATATAAAAGATGA